AAGTTATTCGTGTATTCAGTAACTTTGTAGTTAGATACGGCGATGGTAGTTTACATCGCATACCAGTTATGTATGGTGATCCAGATCGTCAAGTGGCCAGCATCATACGTCAAAACAGTGAAAATGTGGTTAACAGTATTCCACGTATTGCTGTATATGTAACTGAGCTAAGTTTAGATCGCAACAGACTAGCTGATCAAACTTTTATAGACAAAGTACAGCTTCGTGAACGTGATATTAATGCTGGAACTTATACACAAGGTCAAGGTCGCAACTATACTATTGAACGTTTGATGCCTACTCCGTTTGATCTCAAACTAAAAGTCGATATTTGGAGTTCGAGCGCAGAACAAAAATTACAAATTCTTGAACAAATTTTAGTTTTGTTCAACCCTAGTTTAGAACTACAAACCAACGATAACTATATCGACTGGACTAGTTTAACGGTGTTAGAACTAACTAATATTAACTGGAGTAGCCGTACAGTTCCAGTGGGCAATGATAGTGGAAATGATATTGCTACAATTACTGTGCAGACTCCTATATGGATTAATCCTCCAGTTAAGGTCAAACATTTGGGCGTTATTACAAAAATTATTACCAGTGTCTATGGTAGTTCTGAAACTAGCGGCACTTATATAGAAGGGCTAGGTATGGATCCGATAGGTAATACTACTAGCTTTGGCGATTTGTTAGATCAAGTAGTAACAACAATCAGTAATTTTAGAATTGAAGTTTATGCAAATAGTATAACTGCCCTAGCAGATGGAGCTGGAACTTATCCTAGCGAACCTACTATAGATCCTGCACCTGTTAGAGTAGGCAATACTGTAGATTGGAATCAAGTATTCAATTCTTATCCGGGAAAATATGTAGCTGGTTCTAGTCAAATATTCTTAACTCAACCAGATGGTACACAAGTTATTGGTACTATTGCCGTTAACAGTTTAGATAGTAGTCAACTAAGTGTAAATTGGAATCCTGATACGCTTGTAAGTAACACAGGTATAGATAGCAATGGTGTATTAGAAAATATGATGGGGTACAATGCCGCTGGTAGTTATCGTCCCAATAGTCCTGGTACATTTGATGCTATCATTAATCCATTAACTTATGATCCTTATCGTCCTACAGGCAAAGAACAATCAGATCAGACTATTAGCGTAGGTCTACGTTTCTTGCTAGTTGAAGATATAGGCAATGCAAACAATGTTACACCTGCCCATGCGTGGGGTAGTTTAGTAGCTTATGCTAATGACATAGTAGAATGGACCGGATCGTACTGGCATGTAGTTTTTAATTCAAGCCAGTTTCCTGACACTATGGTATGGCAAACGAATACATACACTAGTGTTCAGTACATGTGGAACGGTGTCACATGGACTAAGAGTTTTGAAGGCGAGTACGATCAAGGATCATGGAGAATAGAATTGTAACAGAACAAATAGTGTGTAGCGGAGCATTGTTCTACGCTAAGTCTACACGACGATTCTTACTGTTACAAAAAGCTCATGGCAAACATGAGGGCACTTGGGGCTTAGTTGGTGGTACTAATATACAAGGCGAAACACCTTGGCAAGGTCTACAGCGTGAGATTACAGAAGAAATTGGTCCTTGTCCTGAAATAATCAAAACAATTCCACTTGAAACATTTGTCAGCAATGACAAGGTGTTTAATTTTCACACTTACTTGTGTGTTATAGAAGAAGAATTCATCCCATATCTAAGCGACGAGCATAATGGTTGGTCATGGGCTACAATAGACCGTGCCCCAAAACCATTACATCAAGGTCTCCGCAATAGCTTTAGCTCAAAAACTATTCGCACAAAATTACAAACTGTTTTCGACTTAGTGGATTTAATATGAAATATAAAATAGAAGATTTTATCGGTGTGTTTGACGAAGTTCTTAGTAAAGATGAGTGTCAGTATATTATTGATTATTTTGATAAAATGGCTTCGTTAAACAAGGTCATAGATTCAAGAGAATATCAAAGTTCAAATAAAAATTTGAATTTAATGAGAAAAGACGAAACAGTATTCATGTATGCTCCTGAAACGTTTACATTACAGCCAACACATTTTTGTCTTGATTTATTTCATAAACATTTTTGGCCATGCTATCATCATTATGTAGAAGAATATCAAGCATTACACCAAAGTGCTAAACATGGAATCACTGGTTTAAGACTACAAAAAACACCGCCCGGGGGAGGATTTCATAATTGGCATTTTGAAAATTCTGAATATGCACACTCTAGTAGAATAGTAACTATTATGTTATTTTTAAACGATGTAGATGCTGGCGGAGAAACTGAATTCATCTATTATCATAAACGTATACAACCTAAAGCAGGTAGATTAGTAATATGGCCGAGCGGTTACCCACACGCTCATCGGGGAAATCCTCCGTTAAGTGGAGTAAAATATATTATCACAGGCTGGCTGGATTTATTAGAATAATTCAGTTTCAAAAATATTCGCAAAAATGCAGATAAATATGTTACTATTTTAGGAGACGACCCCCAAATGCCTTATAATCCAAACGATCCAACATCAGATCTTCACAATCCAGAAGGAGTAATAGATCCAAATCCGCCAAATGCTCATCCACCATTAACTGTTTCACAGTTAGTCGATATGACTGGAGCACATACAGCAGTTCGCGGCCAGCATCATAATGCTAGATTTGCCTCTGTTAAACTACAACACATTTATGATAGTCTTGTATCAGGCATCATTACTAAAGACACAGCTCTTAAGATGATTGCCGTATTAGAGCAAAATGATATACCAAAATGGGTCGATGACGAAGTATCAAAAAATGTTTTTGATCAAGCGATAGCCGCAATCAAGGCTTTATAAGGAACTATTATGTCTGATATTAATATAGGACCGCCACCTTCTGAACACGAACCAAAAATTTTTGCATACCTTAGAAAAGCTCATTGGCATGCACATAATTCAGAGCCAAATCCAGAAGGTGCTAGCGCCATTGTACATAAAATACAAGCAATTTATGTTGAATTAGCCAACGGAAGAATGACTGTTTCTGATGCTATTCCTCAGTTAGATAGTATAGTAGAAAATATTACGCCAGATACTATGAAACATCAATTTTTAATTGATCATGTAAAAGAAGCGGCAGAATACATTAAACAATTTCCTCACGTATGATTAAACCTGTAAAAAAAATTATAGTAGTAGGCGGCGGTAGTGCTGGTTGGATGACAGCCGCGGCACTAGTAAGAGCACACCCAGAAAAAGATATTATAGTAATTGAAAGTCCCGATTTTCCTATAGTAGGTGTTGGCGAAAGCACCTTGGGTGGCATTAACGGCTACTGCAAATTTTTAGGAATCGAAGAAAAGGACTTTATGTCTTTTACTGATGCTAGTTATAAAATGAGTATTAAATTTACTGATTTTTACGAAAAGGATGCTGGAGGATTTCATTATCCGTTTGGCAAACCTTACACAGAAGGATTACCCGATGGTATGAATTCTTGGTTTGTAAAAAAACATGTATATCCTAACACTCCTGTAGAAGATTTTGCTAGATGTTTTTTTCCTTCGGCTGCTTTATTTGAACAAAATAAATTTAGTCTAAACAAATATGGTCAATTTGACACTTACAATCCTGATTGGGATGTAGCTTACCACTTTGATGCAACTAAATTTGGTCTATGGCTTAAAGAACGATATTGTTTGCCAAGGGGTGTTAGACTTTTATCTGATTCAGTAGTAGATGCTGTTGTAGGTGAAAAAGGAATTGAATCTCTAAAATTAGAATCTGGCGGATCAGTTACAGCAGATTTATTCATAGATTGTACTGGGTTTAAGAGTTTGCTATTAGGTAAATTTTTAAAAGAACCGTTCATTAGTTATGAAGATATGTTGCCTAACAATCGTGCATGGGCGACACGTATGCCTTATAAAGATAAAGAAGCAGAAATGGAGCCGTTTACTAATTCTACTGCATTAGGTAACGGGTGGACTTGGAATATTCCTAGTTGGGAACGATTAGGAACAGGTTATGTGTACAGCGATAAATTTATTACACCAGAAGATGCTAAAGAAGAATTTAAACAATTCTTAATGTCAAATAAAATGATTGTTCCTCGTACTAGAAAAGAAGTCGATGCATTAGAATTTAAAGACATTCCTATGCGAATAGGAATTCATGAAAGAACATTTGTAAAAAATGTTGTAGCAATTGGTCTTAGTGCTGGGTTTATTGAACCTCTAGAAAGTAATGGATTGTTTTCAGTACACGAATTTTTGTTTAAATTATTAAAACTGTTTCACAGACCAGCTATCACACAGTGGGACATTGATACATACAATGCTTCTACTAATCATATGTGGAATAATTTTGCAGAATTTGTCGGATCTCACTATGCTTTGAGCATAAGAGATGATACAGAATATTGGAGAGCAAATGGAAATCGTGTATATTCAAAAGGTATGCATCTAAATAAACCAGATACAGTTGTTGGATTTAGAAGTCTAATGGTTGATAAGATGTTTACTGGAAAAATGTCTAGCGATTTTGCAGGAGTTAATTGGATATCTGTTGGATGTCATTATTTTATGGTTGATCAGACCTTGTTTGAACAACAGATTATTAACCATACAGATGAAGAAGTAAGAGCAGGTGCAAAACAACTGTACGATATGTTTGAAGAAAGAAAAGAAAGATGGCGTGAAGCCGCAAAAGATAAACCTAGCTTATATAGATATCTTAAAGAAAACATTTACAATGATAGAGAGGAATCAAAATGATAGGATTATTTCCTGGAGAACTTACTGCTAATGCTACAGTGGGCGGTTGTATTGACATATATGAAAATGTATGGCCCAATCCTGAAGAAACAATAGCATTTATTGAAAGAGAATGCGCTGATGTAGATTCAGGAATTAACTGGCATAGAGCAACTACTATTGGCCAAGGATTCCGACAAGATTTAAGAACTAATTTTGACTTAGGTGTATCGTTCTTAGCTGAAAGTACTGGCAACAAATTAATGAAAGATGTACATAATCAAATGTATTTTGCGTTATTGGCTGCAAGTTTACCTTATGCAAGAAAATACGGTATTAACGAAACATTATACCACGAACCATACAGTTTGTTAAAATATAAAACAGATCAAGAATATAAAACACACTACGATGGCGGAACAATGATGGGCCGATGCATCAGCGCTTTAATATATCTAAATGATAACTATGAGGGCGGACACATTGAATTTCCATTCCAAAAAGTTAAAATAAAACCTGAAAAAGGAATGTTAATTCTATTTCCATCTAACTTTGCTTATAGCCATACAGCACATCCAGTAACTAATGGAACAAAATATGCATTAGTATCTTGGATTCACGATCGTCCTATAGATAAGTTATATTAAAATGCCCCAACCAACAGTATATGCTATTTTTCCTACACCTATATATACAGTAGATTGTGATGTAGATGTAAGCTCAGCTGTTGATTTTCTAAATAAACCTCATGATTTAATTCCTAATGATTTTGCGGCGGCATACGGAAATAAATCGTTAGATGATTACATATTAGATAACCCAGAATGTGAAGAGTTAAAAAAATTTATCCTATTTCATATTGAAAGATATGCCAGTGATGTGATGGCTTGGAATTTTGAAAATTTTCAAATTACACAGAGCTGGGTCACTATTAAAGAACCTGGAGAAGAACACGGTGCGCACTATCATCCTAATAGTGTACTTTCAGCTGTGTTCTTTTTTCAAGACAATGCAGATGGAACAGAAAGTCTAAAATTTCTACGTCCAGCAATTATGAGTCAATTAATGAACCAGTTTGCTCCAGATGTATCTCCAGAAAAAATGAAAACCACAGAGTTTCCATGGAATGAATGGTATATTCCTCCAAAGAAAAATTCTTTAGTTATATTTCCGTCTTGGTTAAGTCATGGTGTAAATGTTAATAACACATCTGTGCCAAGAAAAACACTAGCAATAAACGCAATTCCTACAAATAAATTTGGTTCTCGGTTGAGCTCAACCGAAATAGATTTTAAAAGATTAAAATGAACGCTACTTTACAATTATTGTTTCCTACTCCTGTACTAATTGTTGATATTCCAGAAATTCCAAAAGAAGATCACGATTTTTTATTAAATGCTGAATATTCAACATCGAGTAATGACCAAGGTTTATTTGATAAAACTAAAAATACCTATATCTTAAAAGATAGAAACACAGTTTTAACTAAATGGATATCCGAACAACTTAACTTGTTTGCAACTAGTATGATGGCCTGCACTACTCCATTAAAAATAACACAAAGTTGGTGTTTGAAACATCAAAATCGTACTCAACAAGTGTTTAGTCATGCACATCCTAATTCTATAGTAAGCGGAGCATACTATGTAGAAGCACCAGAAGGTAGTGCAAATTTAAGATTTAATAGACCAGTACCTACTAGCCAGCCTTATATTAAATGGGAAACACCAGAAGATTTGCTACAGGAACAACCATGGAATTGGACTTGGCACGAGATACCGGCAAAAACTGGGCGTTTGATTTTATTTCCATCACAAATGCCCCATTCAGTAGAAGGCCATCAATTAAATACCAATACAAGATGTGTGTTATCATTTAATACATGGTTCGATGGGGCTATTGGCGATGATGAAAAATTAACAGCATTAGGATTTTAAAAATGAAAAAACGTGTTGGAGTTATAGGAATTGGATCAGCGGGCATTGTTAGTCTTTCTCATCTTTGCTCTTGGTTAGATAATTCATGGGAAGTATATTCTATCTATGATCCTAATATTGATATTTTAGGTGTAGGTGAAAGTAGTAATCCTGGATTTGTACAAACTATTGAAAATGGCTTAGGATTTACCTACGAACATTCTTTAGATCAGTTAGATGGAACAAGAAAATTTGGTACTAAATTTATTAACTGGCGTGAAGAACCTTACTACGCACCATTGATAGAAGGTGCTATTGCTATACACTTTAATACAAATAAAATGGCATCGTTCGCCCTTCCTAAACTTAAATCAAGATGGGAAAATAAATTTAAAACATTAGAAGGAACTGTAACTAGTCTGACACAAACAGAAGACCATGCTATAATTTCTGTAGATGGCACTGATTATTTGTTTGATTATATAATGGATTGCAGAGGATTTCCTGAAAGTTTTGATGATTATACATTTAGTGATTGTACATTAATTAATCACGGTATTGTTTATAGGACCGAAGCTAATTCATTACAGTACACAGAACATCATGCAACTAAAAATGGCTGGATGTTTGGAGTACCTTTATCAACACGAATGAATTATGGATACTTGTATAACGATACTATTACCACCAAAGAAGAAGCAATCGCAGATTTAGCTAAAATCCTTAAAGTGCCTAAAACTAAGGTGGCAAAAGAAACAAGAGAATTCCAATTTAAATCTTATTACGCTAACAATGTAATGGAAGGACGTATTATTAAAAATGGTAACAGAGCAAGTTTCTTTGAACCTTTAAGTGCTACAGGAATTTTTATTTACAACAGAATTGTTAGAGCATTTTATGATTTAATTCATCAAGATAAATTTACAGTTACAGATTTGAATCAGACTATTAGAAATGATTTAGAAGATTTAGAAACTTTTATACGATATCACTATCATGGAGGTAGTACTATTGATAGTGAGTTCTGGCATCAATCTAAAGAAAGAAGTACGTATCAGTTACAAGGCGATTATAAATTCTATAGAATGTATAATGAATTTAGAGATTTATATCAAAAGGGCGACATATATAATCACAAGGGATTTATTCATAGTTTAACTTCTTGGCGTCAGTTAGACACAGATTTATTTGGATACAATTATTTTAATTGTAAAAATAATTTTGAGTTTGATGAGCTTCGTGTTGAAGAACACAGAAAAACTATTGATAATAGAATTCGAACAGAAGTAAACAAAAGTCTACAAAAAATTAATAGTAAAACTGTGCTTGCCACACAAAAAGAATTTAAAGAAAAAGGTTATGTTTTATTAAAAGACATAGTAGGTTATCAGATTGCAGGACTCGTTAACTCATATTCAAAAATAGATTCTACAGAAAACTTTACACCCGAAGGTGAAAAAGGACAAATTCCAGGAACACATAGCAAATATGCCGACCCTGTAATGGAAACTATTTTAGAACACTTATTGCCTATAATGGAAAATGCTACAGGATTAACACTATACCCAACATACAGCTATTATCGACGTTACAAACCTGGAGATGTGTTAAAACCTCATAAAGACAGACCAAGTTGTGAAATATCAATAACTGTATGCTTCGGGTGGCACATAGAAGGAGACCCAAATTCAACTTCTTGGCCTATATACATGGAAGGCGAGAAAATAATTATGTCGCCTGGCGATGTAGTAATATACAGAGGGTGCGATTTAGAACATTGGAGAAATGAATTTAAAGCACCGGAAGGTTCTTGGCATGTACAGGGGTTTTTCCACTATGTCGATGCAAACGGTCCATATGCCGATTATAAACTTGATAAAAGACCTCGTATTGGATTTAAGAAACCGATGGCCACAAATAATTTGCCGGCACCTACAGATTTGTTAAAACCAGCAGTTAAAAATTACATCACATACCTTGACTAATATGATTGAATTTGAAAATTTTATAGATGAAACTTTACAAAATACCATAGAAGATTTTACAAAAAGTAAAAAATTTCCCTGGTATTATGATAATATCATTGACGAAAAATTATTTGAAGTAGTTCCAGATGTAAGTCAATATGTATACAGGCATGGTTCTAATCCACATCAGCTTATACATGCCGTTATTTTAGAATCAAAAATTAATAGCGATTTATATTGGTTAATAGAACCTTTAGTTAAGAACTTATCAATAATATTAAAAAAAGATATTGAAATTAAACGTGCAAAATTTAATATGTTACACAAAAGTAATGAAACATCTTATCATTACCCGCACTCGGATGCTCGGATAGAAGACGGTGAAGGTACTAAAACTTTATTATATTATGTAAATGATAGCGACGGTGATACTTTTATTTTTAATAAATCTGCACCTGTTACAGACTATACTGATTTTGATATAGAAAAAAGGGTAACTCCTAAAAAAGGAAAAGGTTTACTATTTGATGCAAATATTCTGCATAGTAGTTCTTGCCCTATAAATAATGACTACAGAATTGTATTAAACATTATTTTTAAAACATTAGATTAAAATGATTGAACCAACTGCATTTCATAATTTTGGATATTTAAGATCTGTTATACCAGATGACTTGAAACAAGTGTTGTTGGATGAGTGCAACGAAATACAGAAAGATTTTAGTAAAGCTACACCAAGAAATCAATTCTTAGCTGGACATATTGAAAAAGAGTTTAGTTTAATTAAATCTGTAGATATTCTAGAAGACTATGTGTTATACATGGCTAACGAATACAATAATTATTATGGGTATTTCGAGCAATGTAACATTTTAACACATGATGTTCCTATTTCTATGCGCCAACCTTGGGTAAATTTTCAAGCCAAACACGAATTTAATCCTATGCACAATCACAAAGGATTATTAAGTTTTGTTATATGGCTTAAAATACCTTATGATTTAAAAGAAGAGTATGCTAAAGGTCCCGGAAGATTTAGAGACCCTGTATCTAATAGGACCAGCTGTTTTGAATTTGTTTATGTGAATGCCTTAGGGCAAATTGCCAACCACGGTATCGAAGTTGATAAAAGTTTTGAAAATAACATGATTATTTTTCCATCAAAAATGATGCATGCCGTATATCCTTTTTACACATCGGATGATTATAGAATTAGTGTGTCTGGAAATGTTATGTTGGATTCATCAAAATGATAGTACAACCAGTCAACTTAACCGAATACGAAGAAAATACTATTGATAAAGAAATTTTATCAAATAATTTTACTTGGTACAGTCAAGATGTGCAGACTGCTAAGGAAAATGATGTATATCCTTCACACATGAGTGTTTGTAATAGCCCATTCTTTACTCATATATTAATGCGTAGAAGCGGCGATGCACAGAAAACAGGCGAAATTATAGATTACCCAACTTATAAATTTTTCCATCAAATTTTTCGTAGATGGTGCGAAGAAAACAATATAAAAGTTAATTTAATCTATCGAGCTTGCTTAAATTTAACTATGACTGCTCCGGCAGAACATGCTGTTCCACACTATGATCATAGCTGGCCTCACAAAAATTGGATCATGTATTTAAATACTGTGCCAGGAACAGACACTATCTTTTTTGATAAAGATTATCAAATTGTCAACGAAGTTCCTTGCGTTAAAAACACGGCAGTTACATTTGATAATCAATTACACGCTCATAGATATTCTAAAGAAGTATATCGTAGATTTGTAATAGTGTTTACTTACATTTAAGTATAAAATTTACGTCCTGTAAAATTACCAATCTTTCCAAGATGCATGTTATTAACTTTATCTAGATATCGCATATTGTGAGGTTCTGGACACCATATGTTTCTTTGATCAAAAAATTGTTTTACTTGAGGTCGAACACTACGCCCATAAAACGCTTCCATATGGTCAGGGCCATATCTTACTAGATAATATTCTGCATAAGGGCACCATGCGGCATATAATGCTACTGCACCGCCTCGTTCTATAATAACTTCCCAAATATCTATATCTTCTAATTGAAGAATACGATCATATGTCCAATCAGGATTTGGAGGAAGTACAGGTTTGTCTGAGTCTGCCCAGTTCCTGTTCCATACTTCATCTCCAAAATCTCCGAATATATTTTTACTTGACTTAAATTGTGGCATAATAATACTTATATTATAAGTGTCTTACTATAACAACTCCTGAGCCACCTGGTCCAGACACATTAGGACCACTGTGGAATCCTCCGCCACCGCCGCCGCCTAGGCCGTTAGTACCTGTACCGCCGTTTACACCACTAGCACCACCTACACCGCCGCCACCGGCTCCGCCTTGGCTACTGGAAAGAGCGTAACCTTGGTATCCGCCTGGCTGGTGTGTTCCACCACCACCTCCACCTGCATAATATGTGTTAGTTCCTGTAATAGAAATAGCTAATCCAGAACCGCCACTTCGAATAGCATCGCAATCAACAAAATCTCCGCCTTTACTGCCTGCGCCACCGCCTCCACCGCCTCCATAAGCAGTTCCTGGTCCTGGGAAAGTACCCCAACCACCGCCGTTTCCGTGTGTACCAGTACCGCCGGGAAATCCTTGCCCTGGAGTTCCGCCACCGCCATAGTTAACCATAACTTGACCGCGGCCTGAGCTTGGGCCGCCATAATACCCGTGATGTCCGCCTGATCCACCACCGCCTGATCCACCATCTCCAATACCGCTGTTTCGATAGACATAATTGTGTGGGCCAGTTCCATAACTAATACCTGCTCCACCACCTTGTGCTTCTAATGCTCCAAAAATTGATGGATTTCCTTTAGTCTGACTATCGCTGTACCAATCGTAAGCACCAGTTCCACCAGTTCCTATAGTTACTGGATATGTACCTGCCGTCATTCTATAGCGACTTTGATAAACTAAGCCACCAGCTCCACCACCGCCGGAAATACTTGCGCCGCCGCCGCCGCCGCCTACGAGCAATACTTCAACCGAGCCAGGACTGTTTAACGTAAATGTACCAGGACCTGTAAATGTTCTTATAGTGTATCCACCGCTAGTACTGTTACTTACTGTTCCGCTAGCAGATGAATAAACTTGTTTTCCTAATGTTTCCCAGTTTGCTCCTAGTAGTTCGTTGAATCCTGTGCTACTATTATAACGTATGTCGCCTGCTTGAACGTTGTAACTTATAATTACAACTCCTTGATAACCAGCGCCTCCTGTACTAGCACTTGTTCCGCCGCCTCCGCCACCATAAGCAGTAGCTGGATTGTTGGCAGGAGCGCCACCGCCGCCGCCTCCACCTTTTCCGCCAATGCCTGAATAAGATCCGCTATCAGAACTTGCTCCGCCGCCACCTGCGTAGAATGTAGGTGTTCCACTAATATCAAAACTTAATCCATCGCCACCGTACATCCATTCATTCATTAAAGTAGTTAATGGACGAGCACTTCCTAACTGGGTAGGATAATAACTAGCAGTTCCAGGAAAATAGCCACCTGGCTGGTCGTATGGAAAACCTGGCCCGCCGACAGATCCAGCGCCACCTCCACCACTTGCACCAATATATTCGTAAGTTCCAGGACTTGTGTTATATCCAGGAACTCCTCCATTATTACCTTGACCCGGATTACCAGTTGTTGCTTGTGTTCCTACATTACTAGTTCCACCTCCTGCAGATCCAACTGTGGCTCCTGTAGTATTAATTCCGCCACCTAGGCCGCCTGACCAATTTCCGCCGCCACCACCCCCGTAAGCAGTAATTCCATTGAATGAACTAGATCCGCCAACTTGAGACGATGTTGCATTAGCTTGGCCGCCAGTACCTCCGGCACCGCCTCCTCCTACAGTAATTGGATAACTATTGCCAGGAGTAACTGGATAACTTGCATAATAAATTAAACCTCCAGCTCCTCCTCCAGCTCCTACGTCGCCGCCACCGCCGCCACCACCGCCTACAATAAGCAGTCTGATAGAAGTTACGCCCACTGGTGCAGTCCAATTGGTTGCACCTACTGTATTAAAAGTAACTACAGTTGCTCCAGTTTCTCCGCGTTGTGCAGTAGTTCCAACTGGTAATTGCAGTTGTCCTACATCATTAATTGTAAGATTTTTTAATATTGCCATGTTTTTTCCGTTTAATTTCTATATCTAACAATAACTATTCCGTTAGAACCGCTTCCACTTACATACGTATCTGGATGATATGCACCAGCGCCGCCTGAACCAACACTAGTTGGATTAGCTGGTAAAATATTTTGAGGTCCTGGACTACCCGTATTGCCGCCGCCGCCTAACCCTCCAGAACTTGGATCTCTTCCATAGTTTCCTGGAGGAGCTCCGTGAACACCGCCTGCACCGCCTGCGGCATAGTAAGTTTGTCCTGTATTAGCAATAGTAGAAACTAATCCATCACCGCCCTTTGCTTCAAAGTATAAGTTTTGTCTATCAAAACCTCGCTGGCCGGCACCACCACCACCACCACCACCATATATACAGATACCTGGTTGTGGATAACTTGCTTGACTGTTAGCTGGGCCGCTACCATGATGTCCCCAACCTCCCGGATGGCCTTGACCATTAGTTCCGTAACCGCCAACACGAGTTCCGTTTGGACTTCCACCGGGACCACCGCCACCAGATCCGCCGATTGATGCTGTCTGGAATCCTGCTGGATATGGATTTCCAAGGCCGCCGCCTAATGCTAAAATTTGATTCTGTGGTGTACCAAAATAACTTGGATTACCTGCGGTATTATTATTTGCTGTATGTCCAGTTGCTCCGCTACCACCGGTACCGACTACTACAGGATACGCTTGCCCACCTATTACATTAAAACTGGCATTGTAAACATATCCACCACCGCCTCCACCACCGCCAAGGCCAATTCCACCACCGCCTCCACCAATAACTAACACTTCTACTGCACCACTGTATACTGGAGTAAAAGTACCATTACTGGTAAATGTGTGAATTTTATAACCACCAATGCTTGCTCCGCTAATGGTTCCACCGGTTGCGCTTGTGACACTGTCGTTTAATGGACGCCATTCAGATCCATTAAAAACTTCTGTTACATTATATGTTGTATTAAATCTAATCGCGCCCGCATAAGTTGCAGTTGATTGTGGATTAGTCTGAGCCGCTACTGGGCTAAAAAAATACATAGCACTATTATTATTAAAAGTATATGTACCTGCAGAATAAGTTTGAGAATATACATTTATACTACTGTTACCTGCAACATATTGTTTGCCAGTTTCAACAGTTGTGGATAATAATCCAGTGGCAGGCACACTCCAAGTTGTATTCCATATTTGATACACTACCATAGGTACTGAAAATGTAAAACTTCCATTGCCATCG